AGAACCTCTACGAATAAGCGGTCTTATAGGTTTTAAAACAAAAGCAGGTGTAATAGAAATTCTAGTTACATCATTATTAGAATCAGATAGACTAATGCTACCAACACTAATGCTTTCGAAGGTTTGAGTAGTTTGAGCTAAAACATCTTCATTATTTAACAAATGTAAAGCTTGTTCGTAAACAGCAATCTTTACTAAATCGGGTATTTCTGAGTTACCAAAAGTAACATCCATACCTAATCGAGCATCATAGTACATTGCGTTTTTACGAGGCCAAGCCAAAGCTTGTGAAGAGCTAATAGCAGAACCAATCCAAGAGTGATTGTCAATAATTTGTGTAGCAGTTACTAACGCTTCTTCTTTTAATTCGTTTGATGCACTGTTCCAATTAGCAGCATCAATTCGAGTTTCAAAATAAGTTTCAGCGTTAGCTACCGTTACATAACTATTAGTATTTAGAACTAAAGCCATTAGCTCCTCCTAATTATTATGAGTGGAAGATAGGCAGGATACCCAAGTTAAGAGCAGACATTTTACGATCCCAAGATGCGGCAGCATAGAAGTTTGCGTTTGTTGCAAATGCGTTTGTAGCACCTGACCAATCGTAACCCATTGGATGCATAATAAAGCCATAACGATACCAAATGTTAGTTGAACCACCACCTGTATATGCAGCAGCATTACGGTCTACTTCAACTGGAGTTGGAACGTTTACTGGTGCAAAAGTTACGGCTCCTGGCTTGACTACAAAAGTACATTTTGTAGATTGTGCGTTTAGATCGCCTGAAGCACCAGCTTGCCACTGTTGAGCACGAGTCATAACCAAACGGAACTTACCACCAAAGATAGTGTTGAAGTTCAAGTTACCATCAGTGATAACTGTTTCGTCCACTAAGTTAGCAGAACGCATTTCAGCCATAATTTCAGGTGAAGTTACGAGATACATGAAGTCTGGTTCGTAATCTTTAAAACCCATTCCGATAGATTGGAACAAACGCTCACCACGGGCAGCGCCTGTAGCAGTTGAGTCAAACAATTTACGTGCATCAGAAGAACCAGTTGCAGCAGCGCCGAAAACACCTAAAGCGTTAACGTCAACAAAGTTACCAGTAGCAGCAGCATCAGCGTCTGTATCATAAGCAATAAGACCGCCGTTACCTGAACCACCTAAATCACCTGTTGCAACTTCGTGAGCTGCTACACCTTTAAGTACGTTCATAAGAGCAGTACCTTCGTCATCGCCACGTACTTGTGCAAAGTCACGAGCAATTTTAGCAAGACCATCTTGCTTTGATACTACTTCTTGCATGTTTACTTGTTGCGCACCAAATGTACGAACAGTTTTAACATAGTTGGCAATGTCGGTTGTGATATCTGTATAAGTTCCGTCTGTTGCAGAAGACAAAGATGCAACGTTAACATTTGCAGCTAGTGGCTTGTAGTAACGGAATTGACCAATAAAAGATTCGCCATCAGCGTTAATATCGTCACGCTGTCCAACAATACCTGTTGAGTTTAGTTTCTTTTCAGTTGTATAAGCTTCGTCAGCATAAGCTGAAATAGCGAGAGCTACATTTTGAAAATCTGTATTTGTAATAGCCATAATTATTTATCCTTATTTAACTATTATGTTAATATGTATAACTTCCAAGTTGACCTTTAGAGGCCAACGCTAAAACTTCTTCTTGTGTCATCTGAGACAAACTTTTCTTTTCGGAAGTATTTGGAGTTCCTGCAGAATTTGTTGTACCAGCACCAGAATTTGCTTTAACACGAAATAGAAATGAATTATCTTCATTCTTAGAATAAGCGACAATAAAGTCTTGAATTGACGAACCAGTTTTATGAACCCATGCACCATTCTCGTTTTGAACAAGTTGCTCAACAATATCACGTTGTGCCATTTGACGACTACGCTCATTACGAAACTCTAAAGAACTTAGTTGTCCATTAACAACATTGTCACGATTGAGTTTAGTATTTTCTTCTTCAAAAACTTTTAGTTTAGCGTTAGCTTCTGCTAATTTCATTTCTAAAGCTTCTTGTAGTTTGCCATCTTGTTCTAAGCGCTCAATTTCTGCTTGCTTTTTAGCTTGCTCAATTTCAGCGGCTTTTTTAAGGGCTTCGTCACGCTCTTTAGACATTCGATCCATATTAGATTTCATCTGTTGTAAGCGTTCTTGCACCGCCTTTTCTACTGGATCAACTTCAGTTTCTTCTTGTGGTGCTTCGGGTTTTTGCTCAATATCTTCTTGAGCATTTGTATCTACTGTTTCTACTTCTTCAATTACTGTATTTTCTTCACTCATAATTTTTCCTTTCAAGCACAGCTTGATGTGTAATGTTTTGTGTCACAGACACATTAAAATAAAGCTCATAGGCTATTACAAATATTCTATGGGCCAATGCCATACCAGTCTTCTCCTTCTTTAATAGGAGCTAGTATGTCCTTTCGAGTAATCTTATTTGGAGGGTCAATTAACCCTAAAGAAATGGCTCTGTTTAAAAGCTCATTATAAGATTTTCTTGAAAGACCTTGTTTACGCATTTCACGCAAAGTCTTTCTAATAGTATCACCTTCAAGAGCATCAGCATAGATGGTTCTTAAAGCAGTTTTAGCACGATTTGCTTCACTAATATTAGTAAAAAACGCATCGTGGATAGTTGCGGAATCAACATTATTCTTCCTAGCCCAATCATGGAACTTGCGAACAATTACAGCATCGTTACTGTGATTCCCATTAACACCTAATCCAATACTAGCACGATTAACAGAATTTTTTCCTAAGAGTTTTCCGTCTTCTGCGCTACTTTCATAAATGTTAGAAATTCTACGACCTGAAACAGGATCAGTAAAATCTATACGCTCTTGCGGCTTAGGCCGATATCTTTGCGTCATTATTTTTCCGTCAAATGTAACCCAAGGTATATCTACTTTTTGAGTTTCATTAACGTAAACTTTAGCTACTTGCTTCCAATAATTAATAAATTTATCAGTAACAGGCGCTCTTTGTGAAAGATTCTTAGACATAATTCTAGAAACTTCCGTAAATTCTTTTGGCCCAATTATCCCTTTTCTAGAATTAGTTAGGCGTCTAACAAAGTCAGCAGTATCAGGGTGTATATCAGCAGCTTGTTTTAATAAGTCTCTACCAACAGGTTCATTCTTATTAATTAATTCTACTAATTCGTCTCTGAATGATTGTAATTCAGAAGCTACACCGACTGCATTTTCTCTTTTAGCAACTTTTATTTTACCATCAATAATTCTTAATTGTTGAGTCAAATTATCTTTAGTAACAGTTATAAAACCTCGATCGTCTAATACTTTAGAAAGTTTAGTAGCTACATTAGATGTTTTTGTTACTGAACCAGCACCATAGAATGATACCATGTTTTGAGACTTTGCAGCTTTAGCAAGATCTTCCCAAGTAAGATTAGCGTCTCTAAGGGCAGGTATTTTTAAAAACTCTGGATCATTAACAGTATCCATTGCTACAAGATCATATAATCTGTTCTTTTGTTTAGTTGCAAGAACATTAGAAGCTTCGGCTATTTTTCTATCACCTGTAGATAAAGCAATAATTTGAGCTCCGCTAGACGAAGCATCGTTTTCAATCATTAACCTTGTTCTATAAGAAGTGATAGGTCTATTTTGTTTTAAGTGTCTATTAATACGTGCATATTCTAAGGCCATTCTAGACATTTTAGCAACTTCTGCACCTTCTAATCCTCTAATTAAAGGATGCTCTAAAAATTGTCTTAGCCTTCGATCTCGTTGAGTTTTAGACATCATTATTTCACCAAGCTCGATAATATTTTCTTTATTTCTAGAAAATATAGATCGACGACCTGCTTGAGTTAAAGCTTCAGTTCCTGGGCCAATCATAGCACCAATTTGAATTTCTAACTCGTCTAATGCACTTTGATTCATATAAACGGATTTACCTGAATTAAGAAATGGTCTTACAAGTTCTCCACCTGTAGGTGTTAAGTAACCCCTATGATAAATACGACCACGAGAATCAATAAATGCTTGAGTTCTAAAATTTTTATTTCTTTGAGCATGATATTTAGCAGTAGCCATAAGACCATAACCTTGTTCACCACGATTTAATATTTCATGACGAAATTCATTAATACTGTCGTAGTATTTAGAATTACCTCTTGGATCTCTAAATCTAGTAATATCATCCATAAAACTAAAAAACTCGTTATCAACAGCATATTCAACATTCATAACATGGTTAATTGTTTTTGCTAATCCTCGATCTATTTGCTTTTTATCATAATCAGCAAATTTATCTCTAGAAATTAAAGGAATACCAGTATCATTTCCTCTAGCATCAAAAAAAGTTTTACTGTTAGCTTTTACGTAAAGACGATCTCTCTCATTAGTAACACCTAATCTTCTTGAAATAGTTACTCTACGCTCTGCTTCTTGAAGCTTAATTAAGTCTTTATTAACAACTATAACTTCTCTTGATATAGTATCTGCCCAACCACCAGTAGCTCTACCAGTATCAAGATCAATAACACCTCGACGAGTTTTGCCTCTAAATTGAACTTTTATATAACCTTGATCTTTAAAAAATTCTAATATTCTAGAGCCTTCTTTGTGAAAGTCTTTAAGAGTATGCTTAGTAAAAGGTATAATATTTTCAAAGTCTTTAGAAAAAGATTTACCAATATTAATAGCTAAAGTATCATAATCAGTTGATTGACCTGAAGCAATTAACTTAGATATTTTTGTAATACTATTAATAGCTTTTTCATCAAATATAGCATCTGTAGGTTTTTTATTTGCTATTAAAAACTCTCTATCAAGAATTCGCCTTACTGTTTCTCTATTTCTAGCTGCTAACTGAGTAAACCAAGAATCAGAAGGTTCTTTCATTTTATTTAGTTTTTTATAAAGATCATAAGCTTTTTTAATTCTAGGATCTTTGTTGATTAAATATTTTTTAATTTTATCTTTACTAGGATACTTTTCAATATAGCGTCTAAAGTAAACTCTTAACGGCGCTCTACCAGTTATAAATATTTTTCTAGCAAGTTTTTTACCTTGAGTTCTTCGCCATGCATCAATAAACCTTTGATCTTTTAGTTGATCTCTTTGCAAAACATCAAAATCATAGTATTTACCCATAATTTGTACTTTAGGTTTATCTTGAGATAAATAACTAACAAACATTTCCGATCTTTTTCTAGATCTTGTATCTAAAAGTCTAGAAACGTTTTGAACAGCAAATCTATTTTCTGCACGAACTACTGCTGCAAAATCATTCCAAGGTTGTTTATCTTTAGCATAACGTTCTAAAACAACTCTTAAGTTTTCAACAACTACTGTTTGTTGATTAACTGAAACTTTGTCATCTAATCCATTTGCTAAAGATTCAATAAATTGTTTTTCATCAGCATTTAAAGTTTTAGAGTTACGCATAAAGTCTAAACGTTCTTGATACAAATTATAGTCTGGATCATAAAGATTATTATTTTTAATTTCTCCAGTTAAAGGATCAGCACTAAAATTCTTTTCATCAAATTCATTACCAACTCTACGTCTAGAAGCTTGTTTTCCTACAAGACTAGTACCTTTATAGTCAGTCAAAGACATAGTTTTAGAGTAATCATCAGAGTCTAGAATAAACATTTGACGAAGTTCATCTTTATATTTAGCACTTCTAGTTAAGCTACTAGGTCTGGCAGCATCAATTCTAAATGCTTGTTCACGAACTTTTTGTTTAGGTTTATAAACTGCAGTAGCTTGAGCTGCCTTGTTTCGTAAAGCTTGAATACTCAAAGCCTTTCCTCTAGGGGTAACAAATTGATCAGCTTTTAATTTACCTCGTCTAAAGAGTTCAACAGCATCCATAGACCCAAGCATTTTTTCTTGAATATTCATAGGTTGTCTTTTTAACCAACTCCCAAAGTTTTCAAGTTTTGGAGC